AAGCCTAATGGTCGCCAAGAAATACCAGAATCCAAAGGGCGGATTAAACGCAGCTGGTCGTAAGTTCTTCAAACGTACTGAGGGCAGCAATCTTAAGAGTCCGCAGAAATCGGGAAATGATGGCCGTCGTGTTAGTTTTGCCGCCAGATTTGCCGGCATGCGTGGCCCAATGAAAAACGAAAAAGGTGAGCCAACGCGCAAGGCACTAGCGCTAAAAGCCTGGGGATTTGGCAGCGTAGAGGCTGCACGAAACTTTGCTAGGCGCAATAAAAAGAGTTAGATATGGAACCATCGAAATTAGTACAGATGCTGCACAAACGCTATGAAACACTAGCAACACAGCGCAGCAACATCGAGAATAGATGGCAAGAAGTAGCCGATTTTTTCTTACCCAGGAAAGCGGATATCATTAATAAACGCACACCAGGCGAGAGAAAAGACCAACGAATATTCGACTCCACCGCGCAACATGCGGTCGAATTGCTAGCAGCGAACTTACATGGCACACTAACAAGTCCGAGTGTGCCGTGGTTTTCTATGCGGTATAGAAACAGAGCATTTCAGCAAGTCGATGCGTTGAACGAATGGCTGGAAACATGCACCGATATTATGTACCAGGAGCTAGAAAGATCCAATTTTCAGCAAGAAATACACGAATTGTACTACGATCTTGTTGTTTTTGGAACGGCAGCGCTGGCAATCGAGAAAGAAATGGGCCAGGATATCCGCTTTTCTACCCGGCATATAGCGGAGATCTACATTGCCGAGAACCATGAGGGCCGTGTTGACACTGTGTTTCGTAAGTATGAGTTGACCGCCAGGCAAGCAGAGCAAAAGTTTGGCAAAGAAAACCTATCAGAGAAAATACGTAAGTCGCTCGAGAACGATCCGCTAGAGAAATTCTCTATAATTAACGCGATTTATCCACGACAAGATGCTGGAGGATTAGCAAAAGCAGCAAAAGACAAGCCGTTTGCGTCTATTCACTACTGTTTCGACAGCAAAACAATGATGCAAGAAAGCGGTTTTGACAGTATGCCTATCGCGACACCCAGGTTTACTAAGGATAGCTCGAGTGTTTACGGACACTCTCCGGCGCATACAAGCCTTGCCGATACAATGATGGTGTCGAAAATGGCCGAGATTGGTATTCGTGCGGCACAAAAGCAGCTGGATCCGCCGCTAATGGTTCCGGATGATGGCTATGTTTTGCCGGTACGAACATCACCAGGAGCATTGAATTTCTATAGATCGGGATCAAGAGATCGTATTGAGCCACTAAAAACCGATGCCAATAACTTGTTGCAGCTTAACCAGGAGGAGCGACGGCAAGATCAGATTCGCCGGATCTTTTATGTAGACCAGCTGTTAGCGTCAACCGATAAAACAATGACAGCGACACAAACATTACAGATGCAAGAAGAGCGCTTGCGCTTACTTGGCCCGGTACTTGGTCGATTGCAATCCGAATTACTGAAGCCTCTTATTGATAGGACGTTTGAATTGCTGCTTACCCAGGGCGTATTACCGCCAGCACCGGAAGAACTGCAAGGACAAGATATAGATATTGAGTACGTATCACCGCTGGCAAAGGCCCAAAAGATAGGGGATCTACAAAATCTAGTGCGCGGAATTGAATTGATGACCGGTTTAGCCGAGGCGATACCAGGCATCACGGACTTTCTCGATAATGATGGTTTAGTAAAGTACATTATAAAAGTCACCGGATTGCCGGCACAAGTCATACTGTCGGATGAGCAAGTAGCTGCATTACGCCAGCAACAGCAAGAGGCAGCCGCTGCACAACAAGAAGCACAGCAAGAAATGGAAAACTCCGAGCAAGCGCGTAACGTTGCGCCGCTTATGCAAGCCTTACAAGCGAGTCAAGGCCAGGCTGAATGATGGAGATAGAAGATTTACAACGTATATATCGCGCCACATTTACAACGGAGGATGGCGAAAAAGTTTTAGACGACCTTAAAAAAAGGCTTGGTCTATACAAGAGTACGCACGTTCCGGGCGATCCCCATGAAAGTGCGTTCTATGAGGGGCAGCGCAATGCAATCCTCTTAATTTTAAGAATGTTAGAAGAAAGAAAGGATCTTAACAGTGAATGAAACAGCAGAGGTAATTGAGGATACTCAATCTCAAGAAACAGTAGCACAAGAAACTCCGGTCGCGTTTACCGATACACTAGGCGACGAGTTTAAAGGCAACCCTATATTTGCAAATTTCCAGGACGTTAATGGCCTGGCGAAATCCTATATGCATGCACAGCGCATGATAGGAGCGGATAAAGTAGCAATTCCTGGCAAGCATGCCACCGATGATGAGCGGCTAGAAGTCTATAGAAAGCTCGGATCACCGGCGGATGTATCGGGATATGAAATTAGTTTTCCGGATTTATTCACGGATGAAGAACAAAGCGCATTTAAGGAAACAGCGCTGGCTAATGGTTTAAGCACTAACCAGGCAAGCAAGGTTGTTGATTTTCTAAAGGATACCTTTACACAAGCGCAATCACAAAACGAATATTCTGCACAGCAAATTGTTAATGATAATCGTGCAGAACTCGAACAAGAGTGGGGCAACGCAATGCCGCAAAAGCTCGAGAGAGCAAGATCGGCAGTTGTTAGTCTGTTAGGCAGCGATGAGATTATGGAGAGCATCGAGCTATCCGACGGAACACTGCTAGGCGATAACCCACAGATTATAAGAATGTTTGCCACTATAGCTGACCAGATAAGCGAAGATGCCCTGGGCGGCCCCACAAGTGAGCAGATTAGTACACCGGCAGAACTCGAGAAAGAAAAACGCGAGTTAATGGTTACCGGTTCACCTTATTGGAGTAGTCAACATCCAGAGCATGAAACCTACGTACAGCGTGTTTTGGCACTTAACGAGCAGCTATATCCAGAACTTGATGAGGGGTAATCTTAGGATCCTTCCAGGTCAAACTATCTATATGGGCCTTATTATTAAGACAACCCAGCTTCAATTTTAACTTAAATTAACGGAGGTACTTATTATGAGTACACAAATCACTACGGCTTTCGTTAATCAGTTTTCTCAAAACATACAGTTATTATCGCAGCAAATGGGTTCATTACTGCGTAATTCTGTACGACAAGAAACTGTTAACGGCGAGAAAGCCTTTTTCGAACAGATCGGTTCGGCAGTGGCGCAAAAGAGAGCTAGCCGGCATGCGTCAACACCAATTATGGATACTCCTCACGCGAGGAGAATGGTCACGATGTCCGACTATGAATATGCGGATTTAGTCGATGACCAGGATAAGATACGTATGCTTATCTCTCCAGAGTCCACATACGGCAAGGCAGCAGCGGCAGCTATCGGCAGAGCAATGGATGATGAAATCATTGATGCTTTAGGCGGTACAGCCAAAACTGGTGTGTCCGGTGGAACTAGCACAGCGTTGCCTAGTGGTCAGAAAATCGTGCATGGCAGTGCCGGTTTGACAATCGCTAAGCTAATTAGTGCTAAAAAAATAATGGATCAAAACAGTGTTGATCCCTCAATCGAGAGATATATTGTTGTATCTCCCGAGCAGATCGAGGATCTACTCAACACAACTTCAGTAACGTCAGCGGATTTTAACTCGGTAAACACTTTGCCTATCTAAGTGGAAACACTTAGACGAAACTCCCTTAAATTCGGTGAAGCCTTTAAAATGGTAATACCGAGCCAAGCCTAGAAATAGGAAGGTGTAGAGACTTGACAGGGGATACCCAAACATTCAGTTGTGGGTAAAGATAAAGTCCAGACCACAAACGCGAAAGCGGCGGCGAAAGCCGTAGATGGTACGAAAGGCGCTAGTAAACGGAACTGTTGATTCATTCATGGGATTTAAATTTATTACATCCAATCGTTTAAAAGACGATGGTACATCACGACTATGCTATGCGTATGCGCGTGAAGGTGTAGTAATGGCATTGGGAAAGGATGTGACTGCAAAGATAGATCCTCGTCCAGATAAATCCTATTCAACACAAATCTATTACTGTTCAACTTTTGGTGCATCCAGGATGCAAGAAGAGATGGTAATAGAAATAGCTTGTAACGAATAAGGGGGGCTAGATCATGGCTAATAAAAATTCAACATTAGTAAGTAACTTTGAAGCTGATCCCCAGGTTATGAATCCAGCACGACAGCATCACGGAATCAAGAGAGTTATACAGGGTACTGTTGCTCTTGCTGCCGGTGATCTTAGTGCTACTGATACTGTAATGCTTGCGCCAATTCCAACAAACGCGAGTGTTATCAGCATCAAGCTATTCAATGACGACCTGGATAGTGGTTCTACAAATACGTGCGACGTAGGACTATATTCTGCGGATGGTAATGTAACAGCTGTCGATGATGACGCTTATGCAAGCGCTATCACTGATTTACGTGCAGCGGTTACAACCGGAACAGAAGTAGCTTTCGAGGCGAGAAATATCAATACAATGGGTCAGAGAGTCTGGGAAGATGCCGGGCAATCAAGCGATCCAGGCGGATACTACAATATCGGTCTGTTGTTTGATGCCGCTGGTGACACTGCCGGCGATCTCTCCTTTATGATTGAGTATGTCGTAACCTAAATTCAACCAGGGGTGATCTATGTCGAGTGTAGTAGAAATAGCTAATAATGCGCTAAACGCGATTGGGGCGACCAATATTACAGCGCTGGATGAGAACTCCAAAGCAGCGCGTGTTATTAGTCAAGTCTATGCAAACGTCCGGAATGAAACATTTCGCGCTCACCCCTGGAACTGTTTAATTAAGAGGGCCGATCTAGCAAAAGATACGACCGGCCCTACTTATGGCTATAGTAATTCTTATACGTTACCGACGGATCCATTTTGCTTGCGTGTTCTTGAGTTTAGTAATGGCACGTCAACATATCCTTTCGATAATCTAACAAACAATACCGGCGGCAGCGTCTTTGTGATAGAGGGCCGAAAGCTGCTAACGGACGAAGATACTGCAAAGATTAAGTTTGTATCACGATCTGAGGATCCAAACGAATATGATGCTGGATTGATAGGCACATTATCAGCACGACTTGCTTATTCTATAGCCTATGCGCTAACCGGATCGACAACAGTAGTGCAGCTGCAAAAAGTTTTATACGACGAGCGATTGCGTGAGGCTAGATTTATCGATGCAACAGAGGGAGCGCCACAGCGTATTGAGGCAAGTGATCTTATTGAATCGAGGTTATAATGGCACGATCAGCGCCAGCTATACAATCCTTTACGGCTGGAGAACTATCTCCCAGGCTAGAGGGCAGAATAAATATAGAAAAATATAGAGAGGGATTATCGGATCTAACAAACATGGTGTCTATGCCGCATGGCGGTGTTGCACGTCGTCCAGGTACAGAGTTTCTAGGAGAAGTTAAAACAAGCAGCGTTAAGACGCGCTTAATTCCTTTTCAGTTCAAGACAACGGATACGTATATTCTTGAGTTTGGTGAGCAGATCATGCGTGTTTATCGCAACGGATTGCAAGTATTATCGGCCACAACAAAAACTATAAGCGCTATTACACAAGCTAGTCCTGGTGTTATTACATCCAACTCGCATGGATACAGTAACGGCGATGAGGTATTTATAGACTCAATCGTTGGTATGACAGAGTTAAATACACGTAATTACAAAGTCGCTAATTCTACAACGAATACATTTACGCTAACCGATCTATTTGGTAACGCGATCAATACAACAAGTTTTACAGCGTATGCCAGCGCCGGTAACGTCAACGAGATATTTGAAGTGGCAACACCTTATCCGGAAGCAGATCTACCGACATTACGTTTTGCACAAAGCGCCGATACAATGTATATCGTGCATCCTAGTTATGCGATACGCACATTAACCAGGTCAGCACACACGACATGGAGCTTTGCGACTCCCTCGATAAGCGGTTCGCCTAGTCCTAATTTAAATAACTCTAGTGATAACTATCCTAGTGTTGTTAGTTTCTTTGAACAACGGCTTGTGTTTGCCAATACAAACAACAACCCACAGACAATATGGTTTTCTAAAACAGCGGATTATACTAATTTTACAGCCGGCAGTAATGCCGATGATGCGCTGATCTACACGATTGCTAGCAACCAGGTAAACGCAATACGATTTCTAACAGCTACGCGCGTTCTAACTGTGGGTACGTCGGGCGGTGAGTATGTGGTCAGTACAACCAATGACGGCCCTATAACACCGACAACAACACTTATTCGTAAGTATAGTAATTATGGATCAGCTAACGCGGATCCGGTACAAGTTGCAGACGTTACTTTGTTTCTACAACGCGGCAATAGAAAGGTACGTGAGTTTCGATTTGTAGGAGATGTCGATACCAGCGGCTACACGGCCCCGGATATGACGATATTAGCGGAGCATATAACAGAGGGCGGCATAACAGAGTTTGCGTATCAGCAAGAACCAGATAGCGTTGTGTGGGCCTTACGATCCGATGGTGTCTTGCTGGGTCTTACCTATCGTCGAGAGGAACAAGTTGTTGCCTGGCATAAGCACACAATAGGCGGTGTGTTCAGTACCGGTAATGCAGTGGTCGAAAGCATAGCCACATTGCCAACAGATACCGGCGAAGATGAGTTATACATGATAGTCAAGAGAACTATCAATTCAGTAACAAAGCGCTATGTCGAGCGTCTAAAACTGTTTGATTTTGGTACGTCAGCAACGTCAGCATTTTTTGTTGATAGCGGTCTGACCTACAGCGGAAGCGCTGTAACATCACTAGGAGCATTGCATCACCTGGAGGGCCAAACAGTAAGCATACTTGGTAATGGTGGATCGCATGCCGACAAAGCTGTTAGCAGCGGCACTATAAGTTTAGATGTATCGGCAACAACGGCAGCGGTAGGATTGGGATACACGTCTAATTTACAGACACTTAGACTAGAAAGCGGATCCGTCGATGGCACGAGCCAGGGTAAGCCTAAACGTATTCATCACATTACGCTGCGTTTATTTAGAACAGTTGGACTAGAGGTTGGTTCGTCCTCGGGCGATGTCGATCGTGTGCCTTTTCGGGATAGCAGCATGGCAATGGATCAAGCGGTTAGTCTATTTACCGGTGATAAAGATATTGAGTTTGCCGGTGGTTTTGAGGAAGACGATCGTATTTTTGTGGCGCAAAGCCAGCCTTTGCCTCTTACTGTCCTGGCATTGTATGCGCGTATGAACACTTTTGATGTATAGGTAAAACATTGGATTTCTTAACAGTATTTAATTTAGTAGCTGCTGGATCAAGTATTCTTGGCGGCATAAACGATAAACAAGCAGCCGATAATGCGGCGGCAGCTGCACAGCAAGCAGCAAACTTTAACGCAACCATTATCGAGCGCGACGTTGATTTGCTAGAAAAGCAACGGCAATTCGTCAACGCAAACTTTGGTGTAAGCAACGATCGTAAGAAAGAAAGTTTTAAATCTGTCCAGGGCGAAGTAAAAGCAAACTATGCCTATGGTGGAATTGATATAGCCGAGGGTACACCGATCTATACTCTTAGAAAAAACGCCAGGGAAATGAAATTTGAACTCGATAACGACAAGTTCAACAACGACGTAACAAACATGCAGATAGATGACGCGCAAGAAAATGCCCGGCTAAATGCGGAGCTTGCACGTATGGAGGGCGGATCTGCCGCTGCAAGTTTACGCGCGCAAGGTACGGCAAGTCTAATATCGAGTTTTGGATCTGCTGCGCGAACACTAGCATCATAGGTGATAAATGCGAATACCATTATACACCGCGCAAACCAGGGCAACCAGTGAAGCGCCTGGTCGATCTATAACGGCGCGTAAAAACGTACAGCTTGCAGCACAAACAGAGTTAGCAAAAGCTAGTCCTTTCAGTGCGTTTGCTGATGAAGTCGGGGAATACGCAAAAGAACGCTATAAAACAGTACGAAACAATTTACTAGCCGAGGCCGATATTGCAGCGGAGGAGGCGCTATTTAAGTTACGAAACGATTTAGAAAAAACGCGCGATTACAACAACATACTAGATGGAGATAATCCACGATGGATGAGTGGGTCTAATAGTGTTAAAGAGCAGCTAAGAAAGAATGTAGGCAAAGACGAATATAGCCAAAACTATTTTAATACACGATTTAGCCAGCTAGAACTAAAGCATAGGTTCCAGCTGCGCAACCAGGTCGATCGACAGATACAAATAGCAAGTGCGAATAACTACAGCGCGAAACTTGTCCAGGGCGAAAGACAGTTAAGCGATCCTAGTCTTGATGCTTATGATCGTGCCAGGATAACAAGTGACATCAAAGTATTTACGAATGGTTATGTTTCACAAACCGGCGCAAGCAAGACAAAGGTAAACGAAACAATAAAAGCAATGGAGTTAGGCGCGACACGTAATGCGCTTACTAAGTTTATTGCAGACCAGCGCGGATCTGAGATAACAACACTCACGGCTATACGTAACGCTATTCGTGACGGCAGAAAAGGAGAGCTAGTTCTTGGCAATGTAGAAGCTGGTCAAACGCTTGCATCGCGTGGTTTGGCTGGTGCAGAGGAGTTATATAAAAGACTTACGCAGCTAGACGATGATGAGTTAGCCAGTGTACTTAAAACGTCGGCAACAGATATCGCGTCGATATACGGCCCAGGATTTGAGGAGAAAGCAAAAAAGTCACAGCTGAATAGCATGAAATCTTTGTTATTGAATCAAACGGATACATTGTTGTCACAAATGGAACTAGAGGGTAAAGCCGACAGTGAAGCAGTTTCAAATGTTTTGTCAAATATGGATGACTTAATTCTTAAAGATCCAAGTATTGCACCATCATTTAAGGATAAAAGAAACGAGCTTGCGCTTGTTAGTACAGTGGCAGCAACAGTGCGATCAGCTGATGTAGATGGTCTTAACACTGTTATAAAAGATTTTAAAGAGGGTGCAGAGGGTTTTGGCGGCGCTGGTATGGATACGGCAGCCGAGCAAAAAGCATTGAATTATCTTACAAACAGAGCGAGTAAGATGCAAAAAGCGCTCAAAGACGATGGTTTACAATGGGGAATAGATAACGGATTAGTCGAAGAGCCGGTCGAAAACCTATTTGATGAGGAAGGAAATTTTGATCCGAATAATATTTTAAAAAGAAATCTTAATGCAGAAACAGTAGCTGAGCATTATGGATTGGCAGTGCCGCAATATCTTACAAAAAACGAGGTAAAATCTTTTGCACGATTTATAAAGAAAAAAGATGTAAATCCAAATGTAAAACTTGCATTTATGTCTGACTTTCAAAAAGCCTGGGGCGGTGCAGCAGCTGATGTATTTCTGCAAATGGGTGAAAAAGACGCAAACGAAATATCGGCTTTGGGAGCATTAGTAAATGCTAATCGTAACGAGGCAGCATCATCAATTATGAAAGGCATGGAAGAGTTCGACGCTGGGTTGAAAATAACCGGTGAAACAGAACAAAATATAATGCAAATATTTACAACATTTATTACCGACGACGATGGTATGAATTTGCTAGAAACAATGGATCCACGCGATCAAATGGCCTTGTATAATTTAGCAAAGGCCCATTACAAAGGTAGGGGACTTGTTGATTTTGATGGAGAGTTGTTCGAAAAGTCTATTGATATTGTATTAGGAAAAGAGGGCGAAAGAGGAGGGATCCAGGAGGTACGCAACACAAAAACACTATTGCCGCCCGATATCACCGCTGATGAGGCGGAAAATTTTTTAGATAATTTAAACAGCAACATGATAGCTGCGATGAATGAGTTTGTCCGCGAAGATGATGCGGAGATGAAATTATCGGATGCAACAATATTAGATATACGCAATCGCTATGATGACTACGTTTTAAAATATTTTTCTGGTGACGATTACTACATTTATGACAAATCGCGCGAAGTAATAATACGTTATCCAAATGACGAAAACGTATTCATAAACCTTGAACTTATGCAAAGAGAGTTTCCAAATGCGTTTACTGAAGAAGTAAAACGAGGTTTGCTTGGATTTGGGAATATTAAAGAATGAGCGCAATATTTCAGAAATATAGAAGTCGTTCTTATCTCGACAAATTAACTGGCACGTCAGAGCCACAATCATCGTTTACGCAAAACTTTAGCGCCTCAAGAGAAGATCAAAGAGCAAGAGGTAATTCAAACTCTCGTGCCGTTATGTTGCAAGATGCCTGGCAGCCATTTATCGACGAGATACAGAGAAAGACCGGCGAAGAGTTTTTTAATCCAGGTAGGCACTTAAACAAGGGCATTTTTAGTGGTGGCGCAACACGCGGTACAAATCAATTTAAGTATCGGCATGATGTCGATAAAATTATAGATTTTGCAAAAAATAATACAGAAACTTTAGGTGTGGAGTTTGAGCAGCTAACGCACGATTTTATTATGGATCGTGCAATAAAACTTGCACAGAATAGGGCGGAAGAAAACGACGAAATTGCTGCAAGATCTACTGATTGGAGAAAATGGTTGGGGCAGTTTTCCGGTGCAGCTGTTGGATCTTTAGATGACCCTGTTATTCAATCTACAATAGGAACCGGCATGATTATGCCTGGTCTAAAAACATTGTATGGATTGATGTTTCGTGAGGCAATTATCGGTGGCGCTAGTGAAGTCTTAATACAAGCCGAAGTGCAAGATTGGTACAAAACTTTAGAGTTACCTTATACCTGGGAAACCTTTGCAACAAATGTTGGAGCGGCGGCAGCGTTATCTGCTGCGTTTCCTCTTGCTTTCAAGGTCGGAGGTGACACAGTAAAGCTAACAGCTAGCCAGGCAAAAAAAGGCTATGAGGCCATAAAGAGCGCTCACCAATCTGCTGGTCAAAGATTTAGTCAAACGGCCGATACAGCGGCGGATATGGTCGATGAGATCGAAAATACGTTTGCAAACAATCCTATTAATGATGTTGATGAGCATTTAAATAGAATGGATGCGGTCGATGACGCGGTAAACGAGGGTGTGTTACCTGGTATAAATGACGAACCGGCAAGCGGTGTAACAAAAGCTGAGTTGCAAAAACAAGCTAACCCTGGTCAGTTTGCCGAAAGTTTAGATACGGTAAACAAAGAAATAAAAGAGATTATAGAGGCAAGAACTTTATTTGAAAGACAATTTAAAGAAGAAGAAGAGGCAATCTTAAAAGAACTAGATGATTTAGGGCAAACAAAAGAACTTACAAACGACGATTTCTTTGCTGCATACGAAAGAATAGAAGCGCTAGAATCTAAGAAAAACCTAGAAGATGCAAAGGAATTATTAGATGTTCTCAATGATGCAAAAAAAGGTTTGGAGGCATCGTTAGAGGCAGAACCCGAAGTCAAGCCGAGAGCGACCATAAATGATGTTGTGTCTAGGTTCGAGGTAGAGGAACTAAACGTCGATGCAAAAGCGTTCCAGTTTAAAGAGGGCGGCGACGAGTTTGGTGTAACAGAAAGACTAAAAGACGTAAAAACATGGGATCCGGTCAAAGCTGGCACTGTGGTCGTATACGAGCAAGCTGATGGTAAGTTCTTTATAGCAGATGGACACCAGCGATTAGGTCTAGCAAAACGCATAAAAAGCCAGGATCCTAGCCAGGACGTATTTCTTCTAGGATCTGTCTTGCGTGAAAAAGACGGCATATCAAGAGAGCAAGCAATGGTTGTTGCTGCTATGAAAAATATTGCCGAGGGAACCGGTACTGTTCTTGATGCTGTAAAGGTTTTACGTGGTGATAAAAAACTGTTTGGTGAGTTACCGCCACGATCTGCGCTGGTACGCATGGCACGTAACATAGTTAACATCGAGGACGACGAGGCATTTGGTTTATTTAAGAATGGCCTTGTTTCACCACAACAAGCTAGCGTAGTGGGCCGAATGATCCCGGATGATGCCACAATGCAGCGTGCTGCAATGAATGTTATTGCCAAAGTAAAGCCGGAAAACGACGTGCAGACAGAGGCTGTTACCCGGCAAGTTATGGATAGCGGCACAGAAAAGGTCAACCAGGAGAGTTTGTTTGGCGATAAGATCGAAGAAGAAAGCCTATATTTTGAAAGAGCAAAGGTTCTCGATAACGCGATAAAAATATTGCAGCGTGATAAAAGCGCCTTTAATACTATAGTACGTAATCAAACAAAGTTTGAATCAGCTGGTAATAAGCTGGTTAGGAGTGCGAATGAGCAAAAAATCCAAAAAGATGCAGAAGCAATCGACCTCATCCAAACCCTTGCAAACCGAAGAGGACAACTCAGTGACGACCTCACAGCTGCCGCCAGAGCCGCCAAAAGAGATGGAAAATATGCAGCGGCTACAGACAGCTTTGTCGAGTCTGTCCGAGGAGCAGTTGGTCGAGGCGATTTCTTTGGGGAAATCCCTAGCAATCCAGGACGCGCTATCAATGCTCCGCCGGAGAACGGCGAAGTACCAGCAAGCGCAATTGAGCAAAGTTTAGAAACATTTGACGTTGCAGCCGGCCCAGGATCCAATCAGCAAATGGATCAGCTGGCAGCGGATATGTTCCAGGAGCCACCGCCTAAAACGCCGCGCGAGGCTTTCCAATCTGATGATGAATTACGAAACGATTTAGGACGTATACTAGATGAGGGTGCTGAAGAGGCTACAATAGACGCACATCCAGCGGTTACAAAAGCTATAGAGGAGGCACAATCGAAAACAGACACTAGCACAATGGCTGGTTATGGTACAGAAACCTGGGAAACATCGAGAGTATTTAATACAACATCTCTTAAAAAAATGGGTGTTGACGTTGGAGAACAAATACAAGGTTATGCTGATGCAATCGCTGCTTTATATCGTGGCGCAAGAAATATGGGCTGGAAGGACGATGGATTAGATCTGCCACAAGGTCAGTACATAAACCAAAATAGACGTGCTGCAATTGTATTAGGGCCACCAGCTGCCGGCAAATCAACGCTAGCCAATCCGATAGCACGTAAGATGAACGCAGCTATTATTGATAGTGACGAGGCAAAAAAATTATTACCAGAGTATGAGGGCGGTATAGGCGCAAACGCAGTACACGAAGAAAGCAGCGACCTTGCAGAGCGAGTTCTTAATCTTGCGTTAGAGTTTGGTGATAATGTCGTAATACCAAAAGTTGGCGGTAGTCCTGGGTCAATAGAAAAGCTCATCACTAAGTTAAAAGAAAAGGGATATTCTGTTGATTTAGTTGATATGTCTGTTACTTATAGTAATGCAAGAAACAGAATGTTTATGCGTTTTGTTAAGACCGGACGATTAATAAATCCAGACTATGTTCGTCAAGTGGGCGATAATCCTGGTAAAACATACGACACGCTAAAACAACAAGGGAAAGCTGATGGCTACACGCGGATCGACAATAACGGAGAAATCGACGACGGCAAAGTCCTCATCGAAGACACAAGAGAAGTCATCAAAGACACTGATATTCGACTACGACGCGGCGGAGGAACGAGGGATCCAGAGAGCGAACTCACCGAGAGCCAAACAGCAAGTCTTAGAGATAGCGAAGAAGTTACAGACCAGCAGCTAGATTATGAAGTTCCGGTCGGCCAGGTAACAGACCCGGCTACTGGCGACATCACAGTCGTCAACCAAACAATGCGACAGATTAAAGATGAGATCGATTATGAAGAAAAGATGATCGAGCGGATGGGGTATTGCGTCAAATGAGTACGTTTCAAAACTGCATAAATGATGGTGTTCGAGAGGGATTGATTAAGGAAGAGGATGCAAACGAAATCAATACAATGTTTGACCAGCTTTCCGGTGAGTATCGAGGAAATATGGCAAATGCTCCGGCGGATGCTCGAGCAGCAGCCGACACTTTAGCAACGATCCGGCGACAAAAACACGAAACACGCAGAAAAAAGCTACTGCAAGCACGTAAGTGGCAAGAGATCGAGCAGATCCTAGACACACATAAAACACCATTTGGCCGCCAGGATCCAGCAGATGCAGCAATAAATCTTCTTGGTCATGTACGCGATCAGAAGTTTTCGTCTGTAGAGAGCAGAGCAGATGCCATAAAAAGCATCGCATTTAAAAGAATGGACGAAATACTAGCCTCATTCAAAAGAAACATTTTTGGAGAAACGCAGCAAAAAGCAAAGCAAAAAAACATGGTGCGTGAGTTGTTTGGCGAAAACACCGGTGATACGGCAGCTAGAGAAATGGCGGATGCCTGGACACAAACAACGGATATGCTGCGTAAAAGATTCAATGCAGCTGGTGGTGCAATACCTAAGTTACGTAATTGGGGTATGCCACAAGTACATGATGCTGTCCGGATCAGAAAGAAATCGCGTGATGAGTGGGTAAATTTTACGATCGCAAAGCTCGATATTGAAAACATGATTGATGAACAAACTGGTTTAGCTTTTAACGAGGCTAGATTACGGATTGTTCTTAACGACGTATATACAACTATAACACAAGATGGATTAAATAAAGTACGTCCTGGCGGTGCGATGCAAGGTCGGTCTATGGCTAATCGACGACAAGATCATCGCTTTCTAAAATTTAAAAACGGCGACCAATGGCTTGAGTATCAAAAAGAATTTGGCAACGTCAATGCTTTCGATACGATGATTACGCATATAACGTCGTTATCGCGCGATATTGCTATGATGGAAGTTTTGGGGCCAAACCCTGTTACAACTATAAATGCTATAAAAACATCGCTGCGAAAACGAGTGGCAGAAACTGGATTGGGAGAAAGCAGAGCAAACAAAGCCGCAACAAAAATGGATACACTGTACCGCGCGCATATGGGAACTCTTAATTCACCTATTAGCGGTGTCATAGCAAACGGATTCGCTGGATTACGTAATATTCTTACCGCTGCTCAGCTTGGTTCAACATTTTACACAGCTATTACAGATCTCAATAGTCAATCTCTGGCCCGACAATTTAACGGACTGCCTCAGGTAAAATCTTTAAATCAAGTTTTAAAGTTTATGAATCCTATGAAAGCAAAGGAGAGAGGCAAACTTGCGACACGATTAGGATTGATTGCCGATCACTGGACTACAATAGCGTCTGCCCAAATGCGTTATGTTGGTGAAATAAGTGGCCCGGAAATAACAAAACGTATAAGTGATTTAGTAATGCGAGGCTCTTTGCTTTCGCCCTGGACACAAGCTGGTCGATGGGCCTTTGGTCAACAGTTTCTAGGTACACTAGCTGATAACGTCGATAAGCCTTTTGCACAGCTAGACGAGGGGTTGCGTCGTGCTATGGATAACTATGGATTTAAACCGGCAGATTGGGAAGTTATACGACAGACAGAATTGCTTGAGTATGAAGGAGCAACATTCTTTGACGTACAAAAACTTATCGAGCGTACTGACATTGATGCTGGAGAGGCAGAGCGACTAGGCACAAGAATATTAGAAATGATTAACATGGAAACGGAATTTGCCGTACCCACAGGTTCACTGCGGTCAAGATTGAGTTTATTGGCTAATACACAACCTGGAGAGTTAGGCGGAGAGATCTTACGATCTTTTGCTATGTATAAAAACTTTGGTGTTACGATTATGAATACGCATATGTTTCGCGGTGTTGCAGAGTTAAAGAACAATAAAAAAGTTGGATACCTGGCGCAATTTATTATTGCCGGTACAGTGTTGGCAGCTTTTGGTATACAAATGAAAGAACTAGCAAAGGGCCGGGATCCTCGACCAATGGATGATCCTAAGTTTTGGGGCCATGCTCTTATGGCATCTGGTGGGTTTGGAATATATGGAGATTTTTTATTTTCTAACGTCAATAGGTTTGGTCAAGGAATTGCAACAACAGTAGCTGGGCCGGTAGTTGGTTTTGGTAATGATCTAATAAATCTCTCCGTTGGTAATTTAGTGCAACTCGCCCAGGGTGAAGACACAAACTTTGCAGCAGAGGCCGTAAACTTCACTAAGAGATATATCCCTGGCGGAACTCTTTGGTATGGCCGGTTAGCTTTGGAAAGAAGAGTTTGGGATCAACTATCAGAAATGGCAGATCCTAAGATAAAAGCAAAGCGGAGGCGCTTAGAAAAACGTCAGAAAAAGTTATACGGAAATTCCTATTGGTGGAGGCCAGGAAGAACGGAGCCACAACGCGGCCCAAGATTTGACAATCTAACGAGGTAAATTATGACAATCAGTACAACGACGATCTCGAAGAGTTATTCGGGAAACGGATCGACTCACTCTTTTGCATATGATTTTAAGATTTTTGCAGACGCGGATCTTACAGTTATTATTAGATCCTCGACCGGTGTAGAAACAGTAAAGACACTCAATACACATTATGTTGTCACTGGTGCTGGAGTATCGAGCGGCGGCACAGTTCTATTTAAATTTAATACCGGCAATGCCTCGGATGCACATTACTCGACAAGTGATTTTAGGCCAGTATCCGGCGAAACAGTTGTTATACGATCGGAGCTAGCAAACACTCAGACAATGGATCTAGTGGCTAACGATCCTTTTCCAGCGGAAACCCTGGAAACAAACATGGACAAGCTCGTCCGTATGGTGCAGCAGCACGAAGAAGAATTAGACCGATCACTCAAGCTATCGCGTACTAATACTATGACATCGACCGAGTTTACAACGTCAGCAACGGATCGTGCGAGTAAGCTGATTGCTTTTGATACATCCGGAGAACTTAGCATTGCACAAGAACTAGGAACATTAAAAGGAAATTGGGCGGCAAGTACAGCATACGTTGTGCGTGATTTGGTAAAGGATACTAGCACGAATAATATATTTATTTGTGTAACGGCGCATACGTCGTCTGGATCGCAGCCATTAACAACCAATACAGATAGCGCAAAATGGTCGTTAATTGTGGATGCTGCGAGTGCTACGACAAGTCAAAACGCAGCAGCAGCCAGCGCGACGGCAGCAGCGTCTAGTGAAACTGATGCACAAACTGCACAAGCTGCAAGTGAAACAGCACGAGATGCGAGTGTTACTGCAAAGAACTCAAGTGAAACTGCATTGGCTACGTTTCAAGGGCAATATCACGGTGCTGCTAGTTCTGATCCATCGTCAAATTTAGACACAGGAGATTTATATTTCAAGACAGATGGAACAGGCATGAAAGTCTATAATGGGTCTGCTTGGATAGATGTAAAGCCAACTAGTTCTGAACAAACGAATATTGATGCAGTAGCTAGTGCCAATTCAAATATTACTGCTCTCGCTGCAAGTGCAGTAATTGCAGACATGGCATTACTTGGCACAGATACAGTAATTGCTGATATGGCGCAACTCGCAAATTCTACGATTATTGATGATTTGGCAATATTAGCAGATTCCACAATTACAGATGACATGGCAATTTTAGCCACAAACGCAAACGTAACTGCAATGGGTCATCTAGGTACAAACGCAAACGTAACCGCAATGGGTCATATAGGCACATCCGCGAATGTAACAGCGATGGGTAATCTTGGTACAACGACTAATGTTACGAATATGGCTAACTTAAATGCTAGTGGTGTTATTACGAACATTGCAAACTTAAATGCAAGTGGCGTTGTATCAAATATTGGAACTGTAGCTGGCATATCTTCAAACGTAACTACAGTAGCAAATAATGTTAGCGGAGTTAATTCGTTTGCTGATAGATATAGAATCGCATCTTCTGCACCGACAGCATCATTAGATGTTGGTGATTTATATTTTGATACAACTGCTAACGAGTTAAAGGTTTATAAATCTTCTGGCTGGGCCGCGGCTGGGTCAACAGTAAATGGAACCTCTGCTCGATTTACCTATAATATCTCTGGCACACCAACATCCGTAACAGGAGCAGACGCAAACGGCAACACTTTAGCATACGATGCGGGATTCATTGATTGTTTTTTAAATGGGGTCAAGCAAGTCAACGGATCAGACGTGACGGTTACAAGTGGAGATACAGTTACTTTTGCGTCTGCCCTGGCTAATGGCGATGTAGTAGACATTGTTGGTTTCGGTACATTCAATGTGGCGGCTATAAGTGCATCAAACATTAGCTCTGGTACAGTACCAGTAGCAAGGCTTGGTTCTTCTGGCACAAGAGATAATACTACATTCTTACGAGGTGATAATACTTTTGCTGTTGTTGATACAACCAATGCTTCTAATCTCTCTACTGGCACACTACCTAATGCACGATTAACATCTGTTCCAAACTCTGCTCTTGCAAACTCAGCTATAACTATTAATGGTTCTGCTATTTCTTTGGGGGGTTCGGTTACTGTTGAGACAGATTTTACATGGGAAACAAAAACGTCAGCATTTAATGTAGCGTCAAGTCGAGGGTACTTTGTAGATACGTCAGGTGGTGCAGTTACAGCGACATTACCAGCCAGCCCTACTGCTGGTGATACTGTGCGGTTTATAGACTTGAGTGCAACATTTGATTCAAACAATTTAACTGTGGCTCGTAACGGCAAGAAGGTACAAGGCGATGCGTCGGACATGACTGTTGCCACAGAACGAGCTGGATTTGCTCTGGTATTCTCTGGGGATACTCAGGGTTGGCTATTGATGGAGAAATAATATGAGTACATACGAAGCTAATAGATATGCGTTTCCAGCTACAGCTATTACGGCTGGAACATTTGCTAATGCTAGACTATCGAGTGGGTCAGTCACCCAACACGTCGACTTAACTGCTCTTAGTGCATCTAACTTAACGTCTGGAACTATACCTAATGCTCGATATGGCACACCTACATTTTCTGCCGCTAATCTTACCAGTGTTCCAGCGTCTGCTATCTCAACTGGCTCTTGGACACCAGCTGTAAGTGCTGGCACTATTTCTAGTGTATCTGGACAGTATCAAAAAATAGGTCAATTAGTTCATTTACAATGGGAGTGGAAATGGGATAGTGCGCCATCAGGTTCGGCTGTTTGGTATATAACTGGTGCTCCATTTACATCCCTTTCTCTAAGTGCTGGTTCTGGTGGAAACTGGTTACTAGGACTTGGTAATTTTTCTGGAGCAGAAGGTGCTGACCTTGCGAGAGGTTATGTTTTTATAAGGGATAATAGTACAACAATACGTGCTATGAGGGATGGGTATACACAACAACGCACAGCAAATTACAATACTACGAGTAGTCCAGCAATGCCTAATAGTAAAGCTGCGGATTTGGCGGCTTATAATGGTTGGAATTATTGGTCTTTTAGTTATATAGCAAATAGTTAATAGGAGAAGAATAAATGAGTAAATATACAACAACAAAAAATCAATATTCAATAGATGTAATGCGTGTATCTGACAATCATGCGTGTGGTTTTATGTGTTCAAACGTTTTTAATGAAACTGATGTTTTATACATGGACGCAGTAATTGTTAATGGGAAGACTATAACACCAGCTGATACTTTACCAGATGGAAAAAAGTTTGGTGACGTAAAGACTGTTGGTCGTGGTTGGGTACAAGAAGATTACAACTGGGATACAGAACTACAGAATGTTTTTGGTGAGGTTGATGCTGACCTTAAAAAAGAACTAACTGATTATTTTACTACGGACTTAAAAGCAAAGTATCTTGCAAATGAAAAAGGTGAGTAGATGACTAAAGCAAGAGATTTAGCAAATGTAATAAGTGGGTCTGGAGTTTTAGCTAGTGGTACTATTCCAGATTTACCAGCATCAAAGATAACATCTGGTACACTAGGTGCAGATAGAGTGCCTGACCTAGCAACCTCAAAGATAACGTCTGGTACGTTTGCCGATGCAAGGCTGTCTTCCAGCTCTGTTACTCAGCACGTAGACTTGACTGCATTGTCAGCAAGTAACTTAACTTCTGGTACTGTACCCTCTGCTAGACTATCGTTAGGAGCAAGTGACATTCCAAATTTAGCAACGTCTAAGATTACATCTGGAACTTTTGCTGATGCACTATTTGCTGCAAGTAATATTACTCAGCACGTTGACTTGTCAAATCTTAGTGCTTCTAATCTTACCTCTGGAACAATGCCAGATGCACGATTTCCAGCAACACTTCCAGCCGTTAGTGGTGCGAATTTAACAAGTATGTCTGTTGCATCTTCTACAGGAAGTTGGACACCTTCTATGCAAGTTGGCTCAACAGGAGGTGTTTCAGCAGTATATGTAAAGGTTGGTAAAATGGTTCATGCAAGATGTAGTTTTTATTTATCAGGCGCACAAAGTTCTAGGTCTGGAACTCTTTTAAGAATTGCTGGGCTACCTTTTACTTCTGCTAGTGGTAATACTTATGCTGGTGGGGGTATGATACTTGGTTACTCTGGCACGGAAAAAGCTCAAGTTTTTGTAGAGCAAAACAATACAACTTGCGTTTTTGCAAAAGATTATAAAAGCCCTTATCATAATATTGATTTAGCATATGGAGCCTTAGCTAGAAGACACAGTTTAATAGATGGAGTTGAAAGCGGTGGAAACTATAATTTTTACTACACTATGTTTTGCACATATGTGACAGCAAGCTAATGACAAAGCTTTTAGAACGCATAACAAAAATAGAAACAACCAATCATATTCAGTATAAGGAAATCTTTTTTCGCTTACGTAGGTTGGAGCTTGTATTAGTTTTAGGCATGGGGTCTGTGATTACCATGCTCATATCAGTTTTATTTCAAATATATTAAATTAACCGGGGGGACTCATGCTTGGGTTTGGGGTCGGAGAGGCTATCGCAGCTGCGAGCGCCTTCAAAAGTGCTGTGGACGCGATAAAAAGTACAGTCAATAGCTGCCGCGATGTTTCGGATTTAGCGTCGAGCATCGATCAGTTGCTTGACGGCAAAGCCAGGATTGATCGTGCAAAGAAACATAAAGCGCCGCCAGGATCATTTAGTTTTAAATCAATCGCGTCAGATACCATAAGTGCAAAGCTTGCCGAGGAAGAGCTTTATAACATCTCCGTTCTCATTGACAACCGGTTTGGACATGGCACGTTTCGAGGGATCCAGGAGGAGCGTAAGAAACGCATCAAAGAATACAAGCAAGCTGAACAAAAAAGATTAGCAGCTAAAGCAAAGGCCCGGAAAGAAATGATCAATGATCTCAAAATACTTTTATGGATTGTTGGCGGCAGCGCTGTCGCTGGTGTGGCTGTTGTTATCTATTTCACCTATTCAAACTAAATCGGAGGTTAAGAATGATCGCATATATTATGACCTGGTTAAGAGGGTTCGGAAAACCGCAGCCGGAAGAAGCATTGCCGAGTTTTATTGCGTCTACATCAACCAAGAAAAGGGGCAGACCAAAGCAATCACAGTCGGCAGCTACGAAGAATGTCCGGAAAAAGAAAAGTAAATGAGTCCAGAAAATTTAGATCGCTGGAAGATTGTTCCCCGGGTAATGCTTTTGATTATGACATGTGTCTACATTCGCTGCATTGAGTACGGCTTGAGTCTTGGTGCAGATATGACCACACAACAAGCGAGTCTAATATCGGTTGTCACAGGGGCCATGACCGGATCCCTGGCCGTTTTTCTCAACGCAGAGTCGAAAGGTAAAACCGAATGATTGGCAGCATCGTCACCGCAGTGTCCGGTCTAGCATCCAGTTGGATCGAGGGCAAGACGGCAATACAAAAAGCAAACGCACAAATCAAAATGAAAGAGGCAACCGGTGAGATCGATTGGGATCTTGCAGCGATGCGCGCCTCACAAAACAGCTGGAAAGATGAGTATTTAGTAATCATATTTTCTATACCTTTAATTCTCTCATTTTGTGGTGAGTGGGGTCGAGGTGTGGCAGCTGCTGGGTTCCAGGCACTAAGCGAAATGCCGGAGTGGTATCAGCTGACAATAGGAGTAATTGTAAGCGCCAGCTTTGCAACCAGATCCGCTGCTAAATTTATCAACATGAGGAAGAAGAAATGAAAAAGAATTTTGAAAGCTGCATGGTGATGCTGCTCGAGAACGAGGGCGGATACCAGGAGGACAATCGGGATAGCGGAAATTCTTCTGATGGGTACGGCAATCCAGGCTCAACTAATTGGGGAGTCACGGCGAAAGTTTACGCACAGTTTACCGGTCAACCAGCGACAAGAGAGATTATGAAATCGCTGAATAAAGAAGACGTGTATCCGGTCTATAAAGAGTTGTATTGGGATCGCATAAAGGGTGACGATCTACCGGATGGAGTCGATTGGACGACGTTTGATTTCTGTGTAAATAGCGGTGTGTCCAGGGCAGCAAAAGCGCTGCAAGGAATTGTATCTGCAACCAAAGATGGGGCGATCGGTGATCGGACGTTAGCAGCTGTAGAGAAAAAAGATTCTAAACAAATCATCGATGAGATGCACGATCTGCGGCAAGATTTCTTGGAGGGATTATCCACGTTCAAACACTATGGTCGAGGCTGGACAACCAGGAACGCACACGTCAAAGACACTGCCCTCGATATGGTGTAGTGTTATCCAAATGTTATCCAAAATAGATGATAACAAACGATAACAGATGATAATTGGAATCACTTTTATTATCATTAATTATCATTAAATATCATATATTATCACCAAATATCGCTTGGCGAGAATTTTCAAGTCCTATCACCCGCACCAAAATTTCCCATATATTACAATAACTTAGCTGTTTGTTAACCAATTGTTATCCAAATGTTATCCAAACATTACTTTACAATCTTGATTCATTGAGTCATTATCAATGAAATTTTAATCAAGTTTCCTAAAAGAATGTGGAGGTTCAATATGGAAAAAGTTATTGAGAGCAGCGGTGAGAAATCGCAACAACTAAAGCAGCTGTACGATCTGACTACAAATACAACAAGCATGATCGTGCATACAAACAAGAATCAAAAAATAGTATTGTCACAAGCGCAGCTTGAATTGATCCGGCGCGGTATCAATCAGTGTGTCGATACTGACCCCTCTATATATTTATAGGGGGGTGCAATGTTAAATACAGAGCTAGTAAATAATCTTGTTCGCCAGTACGATTACAAGGCATCACGAAGTAAAAGACCCTGGTGCGTTGACGGCAGAAAACACAATCACAAAAGAAAATTTTTCTACACAAAACAAGAGGCTATTAAATACGCTGAAGAGATTGCAAGCAATCTTAGATTGTATTCGTCCGGCCGCGCAGAAAAAAAAGTCAGAAACATTTTTGAGTGCGAGAAGTGTAAGACGACTGGTGAAATTTGTTGCTACAAAAAATCTAGGATTGACGACGTGGCAAACGGAACTATTCGAGAGCATAGTTTTGAAAACTCAATGCGCGATATAAACTTTCTTCTCAACATCAAAATAAACAATCAAACTGTTGGCGACAAAACTGCGGCAGAATTTTTTGGGGATCCGACTACTGTATTCACAATCATTACACCGGCAACTACGAAAAATCGAGTGCATAAAACTGTAAAAAATTATTGGGCCAGCTACACTGATTTCGGATCGTACTGCGTCAAAGCTGGATATGCCGATCACAATATGTTCCGGGAAACGCGGCCGAAAAATGGCGGAAAAAAATCTGCCAGGAAAGATAAGATCGACAGAGTGCAACGCGATGTTGTCGAGCGGATCCTCGAGCAGCTGCCGACCGGCAATAGCAATCAGCTGCATGGTTATACAAAATGTAACTGGCGACTAGCTGCGTTCTTTGCAGCACAAACAGGATTGCGCCAGGGCGAACAAAGAGCATTGACTTGGAGCGACGTAGACTTTGATTTACGATCCGTCGCGGTCAACAAAGGTATCGATCGATATCGAAATGTTGCGGAACCAAAAACAGTAAAGTCAACCAGGCGATTGCGGTTTCCGCCGGTAGTTGTTAAGGCGCTGCAAGAGGAATACATGCGCCAGGGCAAGCCGCCGAAAGAGGATCTTATTTGGCAAGACACACGCGGTCTAACAATACATCCCTCGATGTTCATCAAGAAGCTAGCCAAAGCAGCCGTTGCAGCCGGTGTTCCTCGGATTACCTGGCACGAACTAAGGCATTACTATGCCTCCGCTCAGCTGGCCTTAAAAGGCGGCACAAAGGATGGCATCTGGAAAGTGTCAAACAACCTGGGCCATAGCAACACTGTCACCACAACAAAAACTTACGGCCATTGGCTAGAGGATTACGCAGAGGATCCGGAAGAAACTGCAAGAGAAGATCAAGCAGCGCTGCGTTACTAAAAAAAAAGGCCGCAAGCGCGGCCTAGTTTGCTATGTGGTTTTTGTTAGAAGTTGTCCGGATCTTGCATCTCTTCCCACAAAGTAAAGATATCATCACCAGCTAATCCCTCGTCGTTCATTATCTCGATTACCTGGTCAAGCTGTTCTTCTGTAGCTTGTCCTATCTCAAACTCTTCATTCTTAGCAAACTCTACAAACTGTTTGATTGTGTATTTCATTTAAGATCCTTTCTTGTTTTTGATGTTGAAACTGAGGTTGTCGTATATGCAATTAGCGATGTGTTCGTTGGCAATCTTGATGTCTGCGTGTGCAGCAGCTGGAAACAAATCTGGTTCTCGTTTTGCCAGGGTGATAAGACCTAGGACATGGGGATCATGTCCGGTCTTGTCCTTAATAACTTTTCGCATCATCATGAGTGAGGCTGGTATTCCAGCCTCAAGTTTTTTTATGAATTTTTTGTCGTACAATTAAGCAACTCCTTTCAATGTTGCGGTATTGAACAATGGAAGATCGTTGAATACCTGGTGATTAACTTTTGCCTCGAGTCTGTCAGCAAACTGCTTGACGTGGTGAACCATCTTATCTCGCTTGTAGCAGTGGTTCATTGCTATGTTGCAGCTGTCGGCACTATCGAAACCGATCTTGTGCAGCACTCCTAAACCTCGCATCATGTGGATCCAGGGTCTATTTTCTATTCCGTAATTTGCATCCCAATAATCCATATGGGCGAAAGCTTGTTTGACCTTGTTGAAGTATGCGCTGGCCGGGCCGTTTCTGGCTATGTCAACCTCGGCGCAGCTGCCGAAACCTACGAAGTTAAAAAGTCTGTGCAGCTTTTCTAGCTGTTCGAAACTTTCATTCATGTGCCATATGGCCATCGCTCTTTCGGGGTATTTGATTTTGTCGTTGTGTATCGCGTCTGCGATCAAGGCCATGTTCTCTGCCTCAGTGCCGCCGATCACGTCCGGTATGACACACACTGCCTGGTCGCATCGATCCATCGCGTCGTTGGCCCAGCTGTAGAACCCATCCCACCAAGCTGCGTCAAGTGTGATACCTTTTTTCCAAGCAGTAAACGCGCCGTTGTCTAAGATCAAGATCTGATCTTTGCCAACCAGGTTGATGCAATCTTCTAGCTGCTCCGGGTGCATGTAGCTGACGCAGAAACTGTGACCTTTAAGCTGGTGTAAATATCGTTTAGGTGTAATTGGTGTGCCGTGAACAAGTCTTTTCATGCCGTTTGTGGCTCCTTTCTGTCTGTCTTGGGGGGGATATTTTCGAATCATTTGATCCATTTACTCAATATTATTGACTCAATGCGTCAATCATTGCAAGTAAAAAGTAACAGAAAGTGTTACACAGTATATTTTATTAGTTAATCTGTGCGCCTAATCGTTGGAGTACATGGCTAGCAAGATACGTTGTGCGGCCGCTCTTGTGGATCTCGTAGTCACCATGCGCCAGGATCCGTCGGAGTCGCTGATAACCAGCTGCCTCTGATAATCCAGGAAACAGCAGCTTGCCGGCCTCTGATAGCGTATACAATCCCTTAGAATTGGGGGCGGTCAGTTTCACTACTGTCATCATCATCACCAAAATTAGGTCTGGAATAGTTTTGTCGTAGATCTTGCGGAACATCTAGGAAGAGTAGGGGCCGCTCGAGCACCGGCCATACTCCGCCGGGTTCTCCTTTTTCCTTAATACTTAGCCCCAGCTGCAACTGTCCATTGCCATATTTCAGCGCTAGGTCAAGCAATGTTTTATAAGCCTCCTGGATAGCTGCGCGCTGCTCGTTAGTCTGCGGCAGCTGCCGGCCATCCTCACCTTTGCCGGTGCGAAACTGCAACCAGCCAGCACATTGATAGTCGTGATCCTTTTTTAATCCGCCTCCTAATCTAAACTGATTGTTTCCAAAGTGCGGCTTTGATCCGCCCATCTTAATTTTTTCCATCTAATTTCCTTTCCTTTTGTTCATAGGCATCCGCAATAATAAGTGCCATAGCTGGACGTTCTGCTTTCAAGCGCTTGTAGTTTGCTTGCTCCTTTGCAAAAACTGCGTTCATCTGCCCGATAGATTTAGCGAACTTAAATTCTTTAACCATGCGATCAACGAAACTTTGAAAGATGTCATCGTTTTTATTAGAAGTTCCCTCTGCCTCTTCATCTGGAAAGTCATCGCTTGCTTGCTGCAAGTCTTGCATAACTTCATCTTCTTCTTGTTCTGCCTCTTTTGCTGCCTGGATAGCCTCGTTCATATCCATCGTTGCGCCATTTTGTTTTGCAAGATCAATCTCAAAGTCGCTGGCAAACTCGCCGCCATGTAATCCTAGTACAGCTAAAGCGCGGCCAACGCTCGACGTGGCGCAGTTCTCTACAGCTGACGTTCTGTTTACGTTTGTGCTGCCGCGTATCTCTTCTGCTATCCCGGTGGCAATCGGTCTTTCTGCTCCTGGCGGATATATTTCTGCTACAACAATAACGCGCTTTCCGTCGTCAACTGTTACCCTGGTATTCACAGAATAGTCCGGAAAGTGTTTTCTAAATACTTCTACACGCATGGCAACTGTCGTGTATTTCTTTCCTTTCATATCGACACCATCACTCTTATTTAAAGCATCGATCTCTTTCATGGCTGCTTGCAGCTGATCTTTCATCTAAATACTCTCCTTGCTAGTTCTTTCAGTTCTGGTTGCAGCGTCCAGGCAAATCCGTCGTGCCATTCTGGGTCGACCATGCGAAACAAATCGTCCTGGTTGTCTGCTTTTTTAAGTAGCTGCTCTGTTACCTGGTGATGCCGGGCAATCTCTTTTACGATCCTGGCTAAGTTCTCGTCGCTTAACTCTGGTGAGTTGTCCTGGTCAAATACTTTAAAATCTTTGTAGTTTGCGTACACCAGGAACGGCGGCTGCTGACCATTCAAGGCCCAAAAGCCGGCGATTTGGTATACAGCTTTCTGCTCGAAAGGCCCGGATAAATTATTTGGTAAATATGATTTGCGTTTTACGCTGCTCCATTTTGTTTTGAGATCTCCGCGTCGCGCATAGTCCGGCCGGGTGTTGTGCGGCAGTTCGCATCCTGGCAGCTTGTCCTGGAGAATAATTTCACCGACATATCGGTTCTCCCTAGACATGGCTTGTTTCAATCCCTCGAGTGCATGGTTGATAACCAGCGGAATTTCTTCTTTATAGAGTTCAATCTCCATTTCGTCGCTATTTCCCAGGAAATCGCTGATAAAATGCCTATTCTCGAAAATTAGCCCCTTAGATTTGGCCCAGGAGTGCGCTTCATCAAGTTTCATGGGTTCTGCATCATCAATATTTAGCACACTATCAACAGCTTTCTGTGTGGACGTACCGGCTAACATTCGTGGGGATGCTGAACGATTAGGATCTAATTGCCTGGCACGATCCGGATCCTCTTTCCAGAGCTTATCGAGCATGGGCCGGATGATTATTTTATCAAACAGCTTGCGTCCTCGAGGCTGCGACATTGGATTGCTATGGTGATGGTAGTTAAAACGCAAAGCATAGTCGGGTGTAAGTTCGGGCAGCGGCATTGTTATCTCTCTTTGTTGGTACGCGCCGCGAAACTAATTTTTAGGAGGAGGTACGGCGCGTCTAACAGTGATAACAAATATTGTTACTATGCGTCAATAATTAAAATCAATAATATTGAGATTTGCATCAATTATCTTTTACGCACTCAAAACCCATAGCTGCCGGATCGTAAATCATCATGGATACTGGCACTGACCAAAGAAGTTCGCAGTCTGGTAAAAAATCTTTATCCAGCAATGGATATTTAACAGGCTTTTTACGATCGCGCTCTTGCACCGCATCAACCATATTAATAATGCGTCGTATGGTATATGTTTTGAAGTCGCTGTTTTCGAAAGGGTAGCCTAAAACAGTTACATCTTTTCCATCTTGAAAGTTTTTAATGCAGTTAAGAGATATTTGACCGACAGTTTGATTGTGAATGTAGCGTTTATCGATTGGTCGTGTGTCAATAACAGCTATCGCTGTTTTCTTTTTGGCAAACCATCCAGGACAACTGTACGCGCCGTGAAAGGATTGAAAACTAATTGGCCCAGCGAGATAGTTTATTTTTGATTCGTTCTGTCCGTAATGGGTGAATATACCGGTCGTCGCCATTTCGCCTATGATTGGACATAAGCTGCGCTGAAACAATATCTCTTCTGCTGTGCATCCCAGGATCTTTGCATAACGCATAGCATCCTCGATACTAATGTTCTGTTTGCCGTTTAGATGACGCGATACAGTTTCCGGGCGCAATCCCATTTGTTCTGCGATCTGCACACCACTAAGGCTAGCGCGTTTGGCTAGTGCTTTAAGGTTTCCGGTTGTTTGCTGTTCTGTCATATCGTCATAAAAATTAATTACATTCATGTGACCCTCCGTTCTGAGGGGATCAAACCAAATAAGATTCTAAGAACCAGCGTGTAGTATTTTGTATCAGCTCGCTGGCATAGGTTAATACGTGCAATGCGCGTTTTATTATCAATCATGTCTACCTCCTCTATTAGTGTAAATCAATAATATTCGTAACAATTATTGTTACATGACTTACCAACGTAGTGAAATAAACTCAGTTAGTCAATCATATTTATTAAATACACAATAACTATTGATTTATTTATCAATGTAACTTAATTTGTTAAATCAATAATATTGATCCTGGTATTGATCCGGTTACGTAGAGGAAACATTGATTTGAAACTTGAGGAATGGCGCAAGAATAGAGGTTTAACCTATCGGCAGCTGGCAGAATTACTTGATGCGCCTGGTGCTGGTGTTGTGCATCGCTGGTGTTTACATCGTAATCATCCAGGGGCCGCGCGCGCTGTGCATCCAAACAAGGAATACATGCGCCGGATCAAGGTTGCAACAGATGGTGCAGTGCAGCCTAATGATTTCTACCAGGACGAGTTATGAAAGAAGCGCAGCTGCAAAACCTGGTTGCGGATTATCTGCGTGTTGCTTTACCGGACGGATCTATCTTTCATCACTCACCAAACGAGGGCAAAAGCCATGTCGCGCATCGTGTCAAGCTGCGTAAAGCTGGCATGTGTACCGGCTGGCCGGATCTTGAAATCTTTTGTCCAGGAACACCGCCAATCTTTATCGAACTAAAAGTAGGCCGCAACACAATAACGGCAGCACAAAATAAAACACTGCAAGCCTTGTCGTCAGCTGGTTGTGTCACAGCGGTTTGCAAGACACTCGAGGATGTAAAGGCATTACTCAACACCACAACAAAAACAAAGGAGATAAAAAATTATGGATCGTGAAATAGCGAAAGACTACATTAATTATAGGATAGGCCAGGGATACACGCTGCTGCAAATTGCGCAGCTGCATGACATACCGCCGAAGTATTCTAGAAATTGTTATACGGAGAAACATGTCGTCGATACTATTGCTGACGATATTATCCGCGTAGAATACGAAAGCTTTAACAAGATATGACAAGTAATATCGATAAGCATTTTACCGGTAGATTTGGTCGTTTGCTGGCGAGAAGAAACGGCGGATTTTGGTATAGGTTATGGCTGAGAGTATATGGTTTCTCACGTTGATCTTTGCTCCGGTATTGGTGGCTTTAGCCTCGGATTTCGATGGGCCGGTTTATCTGAAAACCCTTATTTGCTATGTGATTTTGAGCCTTGGTGTCGTGATATTCTCAGAAAAAACTTTCCGGGTGTACCGATTGCCGACGATGTTAAGGAAATAGCAAGTGATCCAGCAAGATTTATTCCCGGAGATATCCCAAGACCCTTTATCCTCACAGCCGGTTATCCGTGTCAGCCCTTTTCGCAAGCCGGTAGGAGGGGCGGAAAAGAGGATTCTCGCCACATCTATCCGGAAATCAGTAGAATTGTGTCATCCACGCGACCCGATGTTGTCGTTTTCGAAAACGTTTATGGGCATGTTTCCCTTGGATTGGATGAGGTATTACATGACCTGGAAGCCAAAGACTACGCCGCAAGGACGTTTGTATTTCCAAGCGCAGCGATCGTCGGATTACCCCATCAAAGAAACAGACTCTGGATTATTTCCAAGTCCAAGAGTATCGGACACGGAGGGTGGGATAGTGAAGAACGTGGAACTAAAGAACGGATCGTTTTCAAGAGTAAACAAGGAGGGAGTCCGATGGGGAGTGAAGCTGAAGGATGCAGTAAATTATCTGGAAATGTATCCGACTCCAGCAGCGCGAGATTTCAAGGGAGCAAACTCATTCGAGAGAACAAAGGAGAAGATAGAACAAGGCAAAAGGGCGCATATGGGGCAGCTGCCAAACTACGTGATGATAAAAGAGAATACGCAGACAAAAGCAACTTTATCGGCGGATTGGGTCGAGTGGTTGATGGGATACCCTCCTGGATGGACGAACCTAACATCCCAAGAGTCACAGCTGAACAAGCCAACAGAACAAAAAGATTAAAAGGATTAGGCAATGCTATTGTACCGCAGATCGCAATGCTGATTGGAATGACAATTAAAGAGGAGTTGACGAGATGAATTCTTATGTGCTGCCGGATGGAAATGTAAGTATATCTTTTTCTGGTGGCCGCACGTCTGCATATTTATTGCATGAAATCATCCAGGCAAACAACGGCATACCAGAAAGAGCAAAGGTATTGTTTCAAAACACCGGCAGAGAGATGCCGCAGACGTATGATTTTGTGCAAAAGTGTGCAGAAAAATGGAATGTACCGATTACGTGGCTGGAGTATTTCTACAAGGAAAAGCCAGGAGTACAAGTAGTAAACCACAATAGCGCTAGTCGTAACGGAGAACCATTTGACCAGCTGATAAAGCACAAGCGCATATTGCCACACGCTCTTATTCGGTTTTGCACAGTAGAACTCAAGATCAACACCAGCAAACGATATCTAAAAAGCCTCGGCTGGAAAAAATGGCACAACGCTGTTGGTATAAGAGCCGACGAACCACATAGACTTAAAGACAAAAAAATAGATAATATTATAACTCCCTGGAGGCCGCTCGTTCCGGCAAAGGTTACAAAAAAAACGATTGATGCCTTTTGGTCACAACAAGATTTTTCATTACAGCTGCCGGTTATTAACGGAAAGACAATGTACGGAAATTGTGATGGATGTTTTCTAAAGTCAGAGGCACATCAAGTCATGCTGTTAAGAGAACATCCGCAACGATACGCATGGTGGGAAAACAAGGAACAAGAATACGCTAGCCGGGGTGATTATGGCTTTTTTAATAAAGACCGGCCGCTAACTAATCTTAAAAATTATGCAAGCAAACAAAGCGATTGGGTGTTCGATCAGCAAGGTTATTTTTGCCAGGCGGATGACGGCGATTGTGTTGGATAAAAAAAGGAGTTGACGAAATGAAAATTATTGATACCCTCGGTAATTACACCGCCCGAGCAACTACACGTTATAATTACGTATATATTACAGTGTAATTACACGTATGTTGCATAAGGAGATTCCATACGACGTAACCTGGCTTGAGTCGCTCTTTTTGCAAGCCGCAGCAACGGAGCGCAGACTGCCTCCGGCGATTGTCAAACGGAAACTTGCCAGCTGGCCCGAGTACGAACAATCCTGGCATGCGTACAATTCTGTAGCGTTCACACCAAAAGCACCAAAAGCCTCACCACGAGATATTGACGACTATTTCTTAGCACTCGATATCTCCCTTGCCTATTGCGATACAGAGCAGCGCCGGTTGATATGGGCCGTGAATTATTCTGCTGTATTAAAGAACGGATACATTCGAGAACGTGGCCCAGCCTGGGAAAAGCTGAGCAAGGTTAGCAAGGATCGGATCTCAGCAAAGCGCGTCAAAGCAAATTACCTGGACGCAATTGTCAGACTTGCGTATCGCATGCAGCTGCAACCGGAAAGATTGACGCAAAAAGTTATTACAAAGTGATTGCACGAAGGCACGAAATATAGTACGCTTTGCGTTATAATTGCCAAGATCTTGCGATATTACTGCTGATATTGTGTCATATGTTTGCCAAAACAATAGATCTAGGGGATTAGATTAATCATATCAACTTCCTTTACTTTGCCAGGTATAAGCCGCTCCACCGGTTTATGCCTGGTCATTTAGGTGGATCAATGTCACGGCTTATGAACATAGAATTAATGGAAAAGATCTGCGATCATTTACTCAACGGCAAATCAATGCGTGAGATTGCAAAGATCGATGGATTTCCAAGCGATGATACAGTGTATCGATACATTCAGAAGAATGACGACGCGCATGAGATGTATACCAAAGCAAAAGCTATCCAGGGTGAACGCATCCAGGAGGAGATCGACGAGGTGCTTAACAGACCTTTACCGGTGGATCCAAAGCATATGATGGCAGAAGTTCAGATGCGACGCTTAAAGGTAGATACATTGCAGAAACGGCACACACAGCTGCAACCGAAAGGCATACGGAATAAGTCTGAGGATATGGCAGCACCAGGGATGAGCGGTACGATTACGTTATCCTGGGAGAAAGGCGATGTTGATATTAAAGCTGGTTGATTTCCGTTAGGCCATACTGACACTGCGTTTAATCACACGCGCGAGTCAGCAACGATTGGATAACATTTGGATAACAAGCTGCGATCGTAGTTATTTTATTGGAAAGCGTGGGGGATGGTGGCTGTTACGCTGCTATTTCTGCACATATACCGCCTGACCCTACCCCCGGCGACCGCACCACGCGCTGCATATACATATATAACCCTATCCGGACACACACATTCACAATGAGGACACCATGGGTAAACGAAGTGAATTTGACCGGATACCGAGAGATTTCTATCCAACACCTCCAGCAGCGGTTGATCCGTTGCTACCACATTTACATAAAGCGAATGTACAGCTGTTTTGCGAGCCGTGTGCTGGCGATGGACAGTTAGTGGATACGTTGGAGCTAGCCGGCCTTAGATGCTGCTATAAGAGCGATATACAGCCAGGACGTATTGATATCGTAGAACAAGATGCATTGGAACTCGACGAGATGAAGATCTTAGAGGCGGATGCGATAATTACTAATCCTCCCTGGCGGCGTGATTTACTTCATCCGATGATTGAGTATTTCATGTCGCTGAAACCTACGTGGCTTTTATTTGATGCGGATTGGATACATACAAAGCAAGCAGCGGAGTTAATAACCTATTGCCGGTTGATAGTGTCTGTGGGTCGTGTCAAGTGGATCCCGGATAGTAAGCATACCGGTAAAGATAATGTGTGCTGGTATTATTTCACCAAGTATATGCAGACAAAAGAAACAGAATTTATAGGCCGCCAATGAAAACCCTAGTTTTTGTCCTGGTTATTCTTAAAGGATCGGAAATCATGGAAGAGGCCGAGATCGGCAACTATCAAGATTGCAGCTGGAATATGTCGCTTATCAATAAGCCTGGCAGTCCATACAGCGCGTATTGCAAGCCGTTTTTAAAGAACAAAGATGAAGAATGATAACGTAAACAGGCCGTCGCATTACACCGATGGCGAGATAGAGTGTATAGATGCGCTGCGCTCGATGTTGGGTGAGAACTTTGGCGCGTTTTGCCAGGGAACCATCGTGCAGTATTTATGGCGCTATAAGCATAAAAATGGTGTCGAGGATCTCCGGAAAGCGGAGTGGTATTTAAACGCATTGATAAAACATGAGGAGGACAGAAATGCCCGGACATTACGGAAAATCAAAGGGTGCAATGTCAACGAAGAAGAAATCGATCTTAACTGCTGGACAGAAGACCCTACCTAAGGATCTACAGAAAAAGATTGCATCATCAAAAATGAAGAAAAAAGCATAGGAGGATATCATGGCTGGAAGAAAATCAATGATGACCGGCGGCATGGCAAGGCCGTCTAAAACGGGTGGTTCACCAAAGTTATCAAAAGCAGAGGCGGCAAAAGCTATTAAATTAATTAATCAAGTTGCTGACGGAAAATATGACTCCGGCAAACGTTTACCCGGATGGATGATGCCTTTGCTGAAAAAATAATATTGCAGCAATGCGCGACGTGGTTCTCAAGGAACCAAGATAGAAAGCGGCTGCATAGAGATTACATGCTGCGGCAGATGCGGCGAGAGTTTAAACATGGACATAAAAATCCCATACGCACCGCGCAAAGTGCAAAAGGAACTACACGATCAGCTAGACAATCATCGATGGGCGGTAGTGGTGATGCACCGGAGAGCCGGCAAGACAGTGATGGCGATTAATCATTTGTTGCGTGAGGCTATCTTATGCACCAAACCAAACCCACGATATGCCTATATAGCACCAACCTATCGCCAGGCCAAACAAGTAGCCTGGGATTATCTCAAACAATTCGCGGTTAATATACCGATGGCGCGTTTTCACGAAACGGAACTGCGCTGCGATCTGCCAAATGGTGCGAGAATACAGCTGTTAGGATCCGAAAATCCAGCGTCCTTACGTGGTATCTATCTTGATATGGCGTGTTTGGACGAAATGGCGGATATGCCGGAGAACTTATTTCCGGAAGTTATACGACCAGCCTTATCGGATCGTGAGGGTAAAGCGTTATTTATTGGTACACCAAGAGGACACAATGCGTTTTTCGAACTCTACGAGGCGGCCACCGCATCAAAGGATTGGTTCGCTGCCACGTACCCAGCGAGTGAAACCGGGATATTACCGCCCACCGAGCTTGAATCAGCGCGGATCGGCATGTCCGAAGACCAGTATAACCAGGAGTATGAATGTTCCTGGGTCGCCAATGTACCCGGATCTATCTTTGGAAAAGAGCTACAAAAGGCTTTTCAAGATGGGCGGATATCGAAAGTGCCGTATGATAGTTCAGTACGTGTGGACACTTTTTTTGACCTGGGAGTCGGGGATTCGACAGCGATTTGGTTTGTCCAAGTAGTAGGCCGGGCCGTACATTACATCGATTATTATGAGGCAAGAGGCGAGGGATTACCGCATTATGCCCGGGTGCTGCAAGAGCGTGAGTATCTTTATGATACCCATTACGCACCGCACGACATAGAAGTAAGAGAGTTAGGATCCGGTAAGAGCAGACGTGAGATAGCCTGGGATCTAGGATTAAATTTTAGGGTTGTGCCAAAACTCCCTATTGATGATGGGATACACGCAGCGCAGCTGCTTATCGAGCGCTCCTGGTTTGACCGGGATAACTGCAAGCATGGCCTTGAGGCATTACGACAGTATCATCGTGTGTATAACGAGCGCACACGATCTTTTTCTACAACGATAAAACACGATTGGTCATCGCACTCAGCGGATGCTTTTCGCTACAGCGCTATAGGATTACGCGAGGATAAGCGCCAATTTGCGCCAATGCAGCAAACAGCGATGAATGATTACCGCGTTTTATAGGAGATATCATGGGATTTTTTACAGATTTTTTTAACGCGATTAGCAATGTTAGCCAGGGCAAGGGTACAGACTTTGGCCGAAACACCGGCGCAGCTATACAAGGTATGGCCGATAGTATGCGGTTTAACGAGCCAACACGAGTGGATAGTTTTCTACTAGGCCCAGGGCGATCACCGGATCCAAACAGAGATTATTTTGCCGAGGGTGTGGCAGCAAACAAAGCAGCTATGGAGTCAATGGCTGATATGCGTGATCCAGGCGGAGAGCGTACCGATCCAACTACCGGGCGATCGGTTAGAGAAACAAGAGGATATGAGGACAAAAGTACCGGATCGATAGTAACAAGTGGCAGAAGTGGTGGCGGATCTGGTGCTGCAAGCGGCACAAAAACAGAATTAAACCCACCGGTTGCACCAAAAACAGTGGCAGAAGATCCATCGAGCAGCGGTGATCTTGAAGATGAGGCAATGGCTACTGGCAAAAAAGGCAAAAAAGGAACGATATTAACATCGTCACAAGGCCTATTAACGGATGCACCAACACGCGATAGGCGCAAACTTAAAGGTTTAATTAATTGAGAGTAAAGAAAACCAAGAATGTCGCCGGTATGATGGGCCGTTTATCGCCACAAGGAAAGACCGGCATCTCAATGGCAATGGATATTAACCCATTGGAGCGCATGATGCAGCGGTTCGAGGGTCGTGCAAAGGGCGGAAAGCCTAGAAAAATGAAACGTAAAACACTTATGACCGGAGGGTACTAATGGCTGCGAAAAAGGGTTTGTATTACAACATAAATAAACGCAAGAAAGCTGGTTCGTCCAGGCCAAAAAGTGAGTCTACAATTTCGTCAAAAGCATACAAGAATATGCAAGCTGGCTTTCCAAATAGTAAGAAAAACAAAAGCAAAGCCTAATGGTCGCTAAGAAATACCAGAATCCAAAAGGCGGATTGAACGAAGCTGGTCGTAAGTTCTTTAAACGCACTGAGGGCAGCAATTTAAAATCTCCGCAGAAATCGGGAACAAGTGGTCGCCGCGTTAGTTTTGCCGCCAGATTTGCCGGCATGCGTGGCCCCATGAAGAAACCAAACGGCGAAC